TCTCTGAGTATTTGGTGGAATACCAGAGGTCGATGACGTACTGGTCTGTGGGATACGGCCACAACTTGAAGACCGGTTGGTCACTGCTATCGGCAATGATCCGCGCCATGACCTGGGGTTTGCCGGACGTGTTGCGGTGGAGGTCGCCACCCGACCCGCGTAGCAGTTCGGGCATATCCACGATGCCGAGCTCGTTGTTCGGTCCCGACCCCCGGTTGTTGCCGAACCACGTCTGACCGTCTGAGAAGGTCGCAAACTGGACGTTGTCCAAATCGGACGTAGTCAGGCCGTATTCGTCCTTGAGGATCGTGTATTCCGCCGAGGTGCTGGTGGTGCCTACGTAGGCGGTCTCTATAGTGAGGGTGTCAGGGTTGGCGTCGGTATCGACGGCAGTGACCTTGTAGGAGACCTTGTCGGACCCCACGCGGATATACATACCCGCCGTCACTGAACCAAAGTTGTTGGCAGCAACGCCGTCGTCGTCCTTCGACGTGACCGTCGTAGACCCGTTCGTCACCGCGACGGTGCCTGTGGTAAGGTCGTCGGAGGTCGTAAGCGTAGTACGAGACAAACCCCAGTTGAACCGTTTGCGACTGAGGATGTCCCGCTTGGCGTTATTCGCCTCTTCTATCAGTGCCTGTTCAAGGATATTTGTGGATGTGAATTCGGTGATCTCTGGCTCTTTGATATCCTTGAGTGCCGCATTAATGACCGCACCAAGTGTCTTAGCCATTGATCAATAAGCCTTCCACTCAACATAGATAAAGATTGTATCCGCCGATGCCGCCGATGTGGTAGTCAATATCAGATCAGCATCGATGCTAGTTCCTGTTGATTGCAGGACTCCGCCACCTGGGGTATCGGAAAAGTCAAAGTCAATGCGTCCCGTTGCGGCTAAAGGATGCATGGCAATGGGCACATCGGAACTATCATTTTCCAGTTCCAGCTTGGCACTGATACCCTCTGATGCGACGATGTATCCTTTGACGATTTTTAGGGCACTCGTATAGGACGTTAAGCCACTTAAATCCACTACAACAGATTCCGATCCATCGTCAAAATCGCCAGTGCCCGCCCATTCGCCTAACCAAATGGTGTACCCGTTATGGCCGGACTGCTCGCTTTTAGTTACTGGTGTTGGTGCCGCCATACTGATGTCCTCTCTGTTCGATTACTGGTAATACGTGGCGGAGGTGCGGCACCCCGAAAGGCACCGCACCATCGATGTGATCGTCTAGCTAGAGCCAGACGAACCGTAGATACCCCGTACATCACCCCAACCGGAAGACTGAGCAAACTGACCAGATATCTTGTAGTCTTTGGTGTCAAAGTCATAGATATAGTCCGTGTTGAATTCTTCACGGGTGTAGGTCAACAACTTGTGGTTTGCCTTCTCAGCGAGGAGGAACCACGCGTTGGTGTCGGTAAGGTAATCCCATACGACCAACTGCAAGCCCAACCCGTTGATCGGGTTGACTGCCGATTCCGAATCGCCGGAACCACCGTAGTTGACCGTGGGGTTGCCACTGGAGTCGAGCAAGCGGCTGGCAGTAAACTGCGTGTCCGGGGGTACCAAGAGGTACTTAGGACGGATCGCCAGTTTCTTGCCCGCACCATCAACGAAGACCTTGCGGAAGTCGATGAGGCCGGTTTCCAGGGACGTTTTCGACAGATCCGCTTGTGACGAAGGTTCGTTGCGGAACGTGCCACCGTCTTCGCGTACATGGTTGGACGCAAACAGTTCGATGCCATCCGGGCCGGTATACGAAGACGAGAACCCGTTGTTGAAGTGATTGGCAAGGATGGTCTCTTCGGTAGCGTTGGCAGAATAGGCCAATTCAATAGCCATATCTTCCATCACTCCGTAGAGTTCGTCCCGCATCATTTCACGGGTTGCCCGCATACCAAGAGCGTAGTCCACATGAGTGAACGTGCCCTTATGCCCTTCGACCATCGAAGAGTAATTGATCGACTCGCCCTCTAGCTTAGTCTGCAAGAGTCCGACCCCACCAACTGTTTGCGTGTTTTCCTGGTACTGCGTCGATTCGCGGACGTTGAAAAGCCCGCGTCCGATCTTATCGCGCTGGTCATAGGCATGATGAATAACCATATCTATGCCGCGCAGAGTGGTAAGATTACTAAAATTACCGGTTACGCTAATTGCTGGCATTGTTAGTTACTCCCCTATACGCCCGCAGTACTACCGGTACGACGATGTGCAGCCCACTGGACGATGTAATCAGCATTATCGCCAATAGCATTCTTCGTGCCGTCAGTATTGTCAGATAACAGGATATCCATAAGGATGAACTGGTTGGTGCCAGAGGCATCCAACGTGCTCGTATCGATTTCCTGGGTGGATAGATAAGTGGTGGTGTTCAGCGTAGTAAACGTCGAATCACCGGTTTCACCGATATGAGCTTGGACTATGGTATCGCCCGCCCCATCGTCTTGCGCTTGCATGACCTGATTGGGGTCAATTGCCAGCGGGACTCTGCCCGCAGTGCCAGTAGCCGAATGTCGAATAGACACACCAACGGTATTGGTCGTATCACCAGCCGCACCGGCAACATCTACTCCACCGTCTGTAGTCTGCAATACCACATCGTTGATACCAAAAGCGGCAGCGGCGGCATCCTTGTAGAGGTGCTTCACTGCAAGCAGTGGACCCCAAGGCTTGAACCCGTATGCCCTATCTGGATTTGCCATTACGATCTATTACCCTCTCGTATATTGATGGACCCTGTACTCAGCCCACGCTCTGCCGCTCTGGCGAGGTTCCTCGCTTGAGTGGCATCTGCGCCCTTACGCACTGCGGTGTCGTAGACGTTGCGAGCATGGCTTTCCAGCTTGCGATCAAAGTCCTCTTTGCGGGCCGATAGGCTGTTGTCGTTTTTGCGCGTCTGGATGGCATCCATTCGTTCCCTCAACTGTGCCGGTGCTTTCATCAGCACCATTTCGTTTGTGCGGACGGTATCGTCCTCACTGCTGTTGTTGAGGTTCGGGACAGTGTCACCCTCTTCGCGTTTGACGAGCTCCCAACCCATATCCTTATTGCGATCCACGTTACGCGGGGCAACCCATCGGACTCCCCCACCATCGCGTGTCGCACGTTCTTTGATCACTGCCGGGACGTAGAGCGCATCGAAGGCATCATCGTCATTGACAACTTCCAGTTCCCCGGATGCCTCAATGGCGTTTTGGCTTTTATCCAACTTCTCCGGTGTCTCATCCAGTGACCCTCGCTCAAACCCTGCAATCACCCGAAACAGGTGTATCCTGCTCATATGATCGCGTAGCTTGCCCGGTTGGGCCTTACCTTCGAGGATGTGACGATGAGCGCATATAGGGCAGGTATGACCGTCCTCAGACTGAGCAGTTGCCCAATCCAATGCACGTTCGATATCCGCACTATCGTTGGTTGCCACCGACTTTTCCTTCGCCTCTTTCGCGGCGTTAGCTTGCGCTTTCACCGACGATTCCTGGGGTTGCGTTTCAGCCATTAGCCCTGCTCCTTGATCATTGCATTAAGGTCTTGGCCGGTGGAATCACCGGCAGTATTACGCCCTAATCGTTCGAGCGTCTTCATGTCGTTTTTTTCGACTAGACCTCGCAAAGATCGAAAGCGGGTGGCGGCATCGCGCAACTGCCCCTGCTCTGCTTCCCGTGCTTGGTTGCTGTTGCCGTTTTGCCCCGGTGCAACGGGAGTATTGCTACCCACCGTACGCCGTTGCGAATACGGCTTTACTTGCCCACCCTTAATCTCATCCATGACGATCTTAGACATCAGTAGGTCCATATTGGCCGGGTTCTCTGCCCACTGCGGCTGGGACTGCAAAGCACTTGCCACCTTGCCTGTAATCCGTTCCGCGTCTTCCGGGCCGATCATACCCTTGCCCACCATATCTTGAACTTGGTTAGATACGTGAAACGTACTCTGGATAGAGCCCGTCTGTTTGTTCACGTAATCTTTTACCTCGCTCATTATCTCGTCTTTGGACGCTACGCCTTGCTTGCCGATCTTGTGGTTGAAATGG